GTAACACAGAAGTTATGGCAACATTTCCATCCATACCTGACTTCATCCAACTAGAACATGATGTCGCAACAATCCTCATCCAGCAAGAATTACATGGATGGTACTTTAACGAAGATGCTGCACGGGAACTTGCACAAGCTCTCTATTCCGAGCTTGATGGCCTTAATCGTGTACTACGGAAGCGGTACCCTTACGTTGCAGGACGCGAATTTACTCCGAAGAGATCTAACCGAACCACAGGTTATGTAGGTGGTGCTACTGTAACCAAACTCAAGGAGTTTAGCCCTACCAGTCGTGATCACATTGCATGGGTCATGAAGAATCATCATGGTTGGATACCGGACAAAGAGACAGCAAGTGGCAAGACTGCCATTGATGAGACTGTTCTCAAAGATATCGGTACAGAGGAGGCACTGCAGTTCTTCCGTTGCCTTGAGTTAACTAAGCAGCTTGGTATGTTGTCTGAGGGCAAGAATGCCTGGCTTAAGCTAACCAAGGGTAACCGTATCCACCATCACTGTTCAGTTTCTACTAACACGCACAGATGTGCGCATCGTAATCCAAACCTTGCCCAGGTCCCGAGTGATCTTAACTTTAGAAAGCTATTCACCGCTAGTCCTGGCTATGTCATGGTTGGTGCTGATCTCGCAGGGATTGAGCTTAGAATGCTCGCACACTACCTTGCTCGATATGATGGAGGCCGCTACGGAGACGTACTTCTCAACGGTGACATACACCAAGAGAACGCCGACAAGATAGGCATATCAAGGCGACTAGTAAAGACTGTTACCTATGCGTTTTTGTATGGGGCAGGCGACCAAAAGATAGGATTCAGTTATGACCAAAGCCTTTCCCCGAACAAGGCAAAAGAAAAAGGGGCTGAGATACGAAGTGCTTATGTTGCTGCCATTGACGGTTTGGATAGTCTTCTTACCGCTGTTCGTCAAGCAGGTGAGCGAGGCTTTATCAAGTCAATAGATGGCCGTAAGATTGCAGTAGACAGCCCGCACAAAGCTCTCAACTACTTGCTCCAATCAGGTGCAGGTGTTGTGGCTAAGCGATGGATGGTAATTGCCAACAACACCTTCTTTCATAATCACACTCATCAGCTCGCATTTATCCACGACGAGCTGCAATGGGAAACAACACCAGACGCTGCTGAGATCCTCAAGCTTCACCTTGAAGAGTCAGCTGCATTAGCTGGTGAATACTACAACCTCCGAATCCCTATTGCTGCCGAAGGGAAGATCGGATCCACCTGGGCAGATGTTCACTAATTATGGCTGTTAAATCAAAGACTGCACTTGGACGTGTTGAGTTCAAGTCCCGTGCTAAATACAAGCGTACCCGTCAAGGTAATGGTACTCGATCTCTCCCATCCCATGGGCGTAAGCTTCGTAGGGGACAGGGTAAGTGAGCCTATTGATTGACGCTGACTTTATCGTTTATAAATGTTGTGCAGGAGCTGAAACAGAGATTGACTTTGGAGAAGACCTCATCGTTGTCACCTCCAATTTCAAAGAAGCATACGAGTATGTCGAGCGAGAGTTATATCACATCGCAACAGACCTTGGATGCTTCGATGACTCTATTCTGTTTTTCTCTGATTCTATTAACTTTCGTAAATCTATTGATCCAGCGTATAAAGGACACAGAAATCGAAAGAAGCCGTGCGGCTACAAAAGGGTCATCAACAAACTCAAGGAGGAGTACCCCGTTGTTGTGATGCCTACACTGGAGGCAGACGACGCTCTTGGTATCTACGCCACCAAGGAGCCAGGACACATCATTTGCAGCCCCGACAAGGACATGCGACAGATCCCTGGCGACCTGTATGACCTCACTGATGGAGTGACCACTGTAGCGCCTGAGGAAGGCCGTAGGTGGCACCTTATTCAAACACTTGCTGGTGACCAAACAGATGGCTACGCTGGTGTACCTGGTATTGGTATCAAACGTGCTGTTGCTCTATTTGAAAAAGAGGGCTACACCTGGGATACCGTAGTTAAAGCATTCGCTGAAAAGGATCTTGGAGAAGATGTGGCTCTCATGAATGCTCGCCTAGCTAAGATTCTACAATGTGATGACTATGATTTCACCAATAAAGAACCAAGACTTTGGTCTCCCAGCTCCAGTGATCGAGTTAACGATGGAGCAGCAGTTCAAACTCAAACAGATTGAGAATGCTCTGCGTGATCCAGAGACAAAGCTAGAAGATGTTATTACTATCTTCATGGCTCTTCAACGCCAAAACTTTACTCTCTGTAATACAGTATCCAACCTAGTCAAGAAATGGCCGACTCCAATTCCACAGGCCCCAACTACTACAGGCGAGGGTCAATTCAAGTTTGGGACTTCATCCGAGATCAAGGACTGAACTTCCATCTTGGCAATGCAATCAAATACATCTGCCGTGCTGGTTACAAAGACAGCAAAGTAGAAGATCTTAAAAAAGCAATCCACTATCTTCAAAATGAGCTTGAAAGCGAAGTCATTCATCAGCGTCCAGGCAAAACAATTCCGGAGAAGTTTCCGGGTCAGGAACAATACGAGTCCAGCTTCACGGACTATGCAGCGGACTTTGATCGTTGAGGAATTCAAAGAGTTCCTTGAAGCTGAGAATCAGTTACTTACAGGATTCGTAGTTAATGCTACCGATACCCTCAAAGAGTTAGCTGATCTAGTCTATGTCTGCTATCAATACGCAGAAAACCTTGGTTGGGATCTTGATGAAGCTCTCAACCGTGTCCACCGAAGCAATATGAGTAAGCTTGGGGAGGACGGAGAACCTGTATACCGAGAGGATGGTAAAGTCCTCAAGGGACCTAATTACGAACCACCAAACCTTAGTGATCTTGTCTAGTATGTCCACTGATCTTATTGCCCGTACTGGGCGCGTTCAATCTTGGATCGATGATCCTACCTCACGACTCCCTGTGTCGTGTACAGTATTTGTTGTAGAGGACACCATGGAGGGTCCCAATGGAATCGAAGCCTCTTGGCGATTTGTTTCGCACGCTCTACGCTATGGAGCGGGAGTTGCAGTCCATCTATCTAAACTCCGGGCACGAGGAGAGGAGAATGATAAAGGCTTGGTTGCATCAGGCCCCGTATCTTTTGCCAAGATCTACTCAACACTAAACGAAATCCTTCGACGTGGGGGTGTATATAAGAATGGTGCAGTGGTTCTCCACTTGGACCTTAATCACCCTGACGTGCTTGAGTTTATTACTGCTTCTCGGGCTGAGCTTCCTTGGGTTAAGCGCTGCGTTAACATTAACAAGCATTGGTGGGAGCTTGCTACAACTGAAACCAAAGAAGCCCTACTTGATGGTATCAAAAAGGGTGACATCTGGCTCAACAAAACAAAGGTAGACAAGAATGGAAATCGAATCAGGGGTAACGTATGCTTGGAGGTATACCTCCCAAGTAGGGGAACCTGTTTACTTCAACATGTCAACCTCGGCGGATGTGAACTCAATGACATTCAAGGTGCGTTTGTTCACGGAATGTCCGAACTGTGCAACCTTCACGGAAAAACAAATGTTGGCGAAAGCGGAGAATACCTACCTTCAAGCACAGATCGCCAAGTTGGTCTCGGATTGCTGGGACTTGCCAACCTTCTGAGGCGTTATGGTATCACCTATGAGGTGTTCGGTAAAGCACTGAAGGATATCAACGATGGGCAGATGGCACAGACACCTGCTCATATCCTTGCAGCGGAGATCAATGCTGGTGTGACTGCAGCAGCACATACCGCCCGTATCAACAAGATGGATCGAGCGTTTGCTATTGCACCAACAGCATCTTGCAGTTACCGCTACAAAGACCTGGATGGGTATACTACCTGTCCTGAAATTGCACCTCCTATTGCCCGCCAAGTCGACCGTGATAGCGGTACCTTCGGCGTCCAGAGCTTCGACTATGGTGATGTAGAGATCGCCTCTGAAGTTGGCTGGGAGAACTACAAGCGAGTTACGGACGAAGTTGTCCGTATGCTTGATAAGACGGGACTTCTTCATGGTTACTCATTCAATAGCTGGTCCGATATGATCACCTATGATGAGCAATTTATTGAGGAGTGGCTGGATAGCCCCCAAACATCTCTTTACTACTCACTCCAAGTGATGGGAGACGTTCAGGATAAATCCAGCGCATATGCAGCACTGGATGAAGCTGAAGTCGATGATTACCTGGAGTCTATTCTAAACGACCCGGCTGGCGCTAGTCAGCCCCAAGCTCCTGATTGTAATTGCGGCGAATGAACCCTTATCAAAAACTACAACAACGTAAGCGTACCTGGACACCTGTCCAAACTACTGCTGGAACCGTTCGTGATGGCTCACAAGAAACTATCTACCGTGCGCTTGCTATGCGGCACATGGAGCTCCCCGTTGGTAGCTTCATTCAAGATGCCCTTAGTGAAATTCCAGCTCTATCGGCAGACCTACTCCGATCTAATGTCAAAGACGAAGAAAACCACGACCTGGCTCTCGGTTACATCGCCAATGCTTTGGGTGTTGACGAAACTGCTGAAGCCGAAGCGAAGCGCCTTAGGGATGCTTGGGAAGCGCATCCTGATCACACAGTCCTTAAAGCACTGGTTGCCGAGCGTGCAATTTTCTTCGTACTACTCCCCTTCTTCCGCTTTAATGGTGACGCTGGTCTCCGCACAGTTTCCGCTGACATCAGCCGAGATGAGCAAGTCCATGTAGCGGCTAA